AAAAAACTTTTTAGTTTTTGTGAAAAACTTCTAGCAAAACACGCATAAACGACATTCATTAATTTATGCCAAGCGTTCACACCTTGTCCAAACTTTAATCTAGAGTAAAATTCGTTAGTCGAATCAAATTTATTTTGTTTTTTCATAAAAAAAGTAATCATTGCTGGGCCATTAACATGCATGAACTCATCTAAATTTTTATCAAGCTCATCACTCGCTAAAGATTTCTTGTCTAACGCTTTTAAATACTCGAAAAAATGTTTACACATATCTTCGTGTTCAAACATAAAATGAGTGCGATACTGTTCACTACCACGAGGAAACTTCAAAAACTTATTTAAGCCTTCAATTAAACATTCAACATTTTTACTTTTATTGAAATGTTCAATCATTTCAGTTTTAATTCCATAACGCCCGATTAATGTGCGAACTGTTTCTAGCGAGTCACGAGAATCATAAACACGACAAGTATTATAGGGTAACAGTGATTTACCTCTAATGTTACGATCAAGTTTTGAAAAAACATTCATATTCAACTTAGCTGTGCCTTGATAAACACTCGGCAAATCTAATTTTCTGAGCGCATTAAAATAAACGCCAGTACCATAAACGTTAATGACTTTATCAATCTTTGACAACATTTCAGTCGCACTTATAGTCTTTTTATTGAAGAAAGGTCTATCTTCTAATTTGGTTAAATGTAATTCCGTATCATCGTAAATATCACAATCTATAATGGGCACAACTATACGCTCGGAGATAGTTTCTAATGGCGTATTATAAATATTACTCTGCACGAGTCTATAATTATCTTGTCCGTAAATGACGAGCGCGTTTGTGTGTCTTGTCATAGCTACTCGCAAATGCTCTACAAAATTTGTCATGTCGTCACCCGGTTCAATCATCCAAACAACTATAGGGTAATTACCACCTTGCCGTTCGTGTATAGTTTTAGTTTCATGCAACTCATGGTGTTTGATGTAAATATCTTTAACACTTTGTCGCAAAGTCATAATTTTAACACCTTCACCAACGTAACTAAGAAGACGATGAATCTTATCCTCAAAGAAAATTGATAAACGTTGTTTATTCGTTGTAACACAGTCAACGTTATGAGCACGCAACACATTACAAACATCCTGTGGCACACGTTTCGAAATATTATTTTGATAGCCTGATGACGGTATACAGTCATTAATGTTGTAACCAACTCTGTTAAAATCTATGTTGCAAATCTGTTTATGATCACCGAAAAGATATAAATTTTTATACTTGTTCAGTTTAGCAAAGTAAAAGAAATAATGTTTTGGTAATAAAAAGCACTCGTCACAATACACATTATCATAATTACCCTTACTTATTAAACCAGTCGTAAAAGTATCACAATTATATCCTAAATTACGGTAATGAACCTTCAATGCTTTAGTTGGAACAATGATCAAATCATTAAACTTTGTTTTTGCTTTACGAGCATTGTTCTTAATATAAACGGATTTGCCAGAACCAAAAACTGCGTTATGAACAAACAATTCAATAGTTTCATCATCCATATTAATTTTAGAGAGTTCTTTGTAAGCTTTCTTATTTAAGTCGTAAAAAACATCATCCGGATCTTCACAACTATAATCTTCAACAAATTTCCTAGCATTCTTTTCACTAAGTGTCACTCTAACAGTTTCAAATTCTATTTCGGGTGCGGCAGTAACGTGATTATTGACAATCTCAGAACTTAAATACAATTTATGCATTTCTATGATGCGTTTACAAATAACATAAAGTTCCATGCGCCATGCTTTATGATCTTTATTATTTTTAGCATTGTAATTTCTTGCTATAATATAAAACTCTTTATTCAATGAAAAAGATGAAATTGGTTTATAAAAATCAACTTGAGCGAACTTTTTGAAAACATTATCATACTTTCGAACATCAAAATCAACCCAGGACTTAACTATCATGTTACCTCCATTTTGTAAACAATTACATAACGAAAACTGTTGTTCAACCAAATCTTGATGGCACTCATCACCAATGTCACAAACAATAATATCGCTCTTCTCACCAAACAATGAAATTCTCAATTCAGACAATGATTTGTAATTATGAATATTATTATAATAACGTTTGTTGCAATCTTTCATATTAATTGCATTAGCTCCAGTGTAATGATAACCTATAATTTTCTTTGCTTGTTTTGCTAAAATGGACCCAAAAAAACCAGGTGCAATTGAAATCTCCGATATTTTATCGAACTTCTTGCCTTGAAAATATTTATCCATTATCTCGTGAATCTTTGCTTGACCACGTGATCTAAACTTAGAAATGTTTTCTTTTTCTTCCTTTCTTGCAAAATTGTACCGATCTTCATTGTTTTTCATTAAATCTGCTTGAATCATTAAATCTTTTACGAGTTCATTAATAATTTCTGATCCTGCATTGTAAACGTAATCTGATACATATTCAATCTCATCACAACTTGAAATATTGTCATTTTCATGATTAATGTTAATGTTACGGTCGTTATACCTATCATGTACCTGATCATTTTCACAAACCTCCAATACGCTGTTATTTTCACAGATTGTTTGCCCATCATCAGTCGCGCAATTAGATTTAATAGAAGCAAGATCTTCACATTTATTTTCCTTATCATTAGTGATAAATTCAATATCAGTAGCATAATCATCAATGAAATCATTCAAATTATCATCAATGTCATGATATGTATCGCTTTCGCGATCACAATCAGTGTCATTAGCTTTTTCGACATCAAGTTTAATCAATCTCTCACCGAAATATTTGTTGTGAATATTATCAACCGTGCGCACTAAAGGGCAACTACGAGCGTCTACTACATCGTTACAATCAAGATCTTCAAAGAAATCAAACGTAAACATCATGAAATCAGTTGAGTTTGATTCATTATAATTATAACGAATTTCTTGTTCATCTTTTGTATAAAAGAAACTTTTGAACCATTCATAAAAACCATCTTTGGCAAAATTGCATGCATTATAGAAATTCTTAAATTTTGATTCACAGCCGATTTCATAAGCAAATGACTTATCAACATTCTTCATGCACTTTCCAAAAGCTTGTGTCCTTCTAATCTTGCAATTGCTGATAGAAACATTATTGAAAAAAGCACATCATCGTAATCAACAGGTGGTAAATTCGATTCTTCTACTACTACCGTTTTTCCAATAGTTATACGAGATGACATTCCATGAAGGTAAGATGCGCCCCGTTCGTAACAAAAAGGCCCATCAGGTGCTTTAGTGACAAACTTATATAAATTGGTGGCTAATGGTTTGGCAACAACTAGCATTGGTATATCTTCAAACTTAGCTTTAAAATCACGTGCTACCACATAACGCATATTTGGAACCTTAATAAACTTGTTATACTCGCCAAACGGTATGCAACGCATTGGTGCAATAGTACGCTCATAAACTGGGACTTTACGAAACACCAATTTGTGCAATGGTCCATACGATCTCTGAATTTCTATAACAATATCAAAATTGTTTGATTTTATTAGTGTTGTTTTAAGATATTTAACCCAATTGCTAATCGAATGTGTGTATATAAAAGAATAATCATCACGAAATTTGAAGTGCATCAAGCCATTCTTTGCCACAACTTTGTAAAAATCGCCTGAATGACACTTACCCACATCGTAATCTAGCAGTTCTAAAGGTAAAAACATATAAGCAATCAATATATCTATATTATGATTAATGAAAATTTTAGGTATTGATGATATTTCAACATCATATAATGAATTAACTGAAATCGCACATTTTGCTTTAACCTTACAATTTTGTGCGCCCTTAAAGCACATGTTGATCTTATTTGATGCTCCGTTAACGAGATTATCCTCGATGTTATTTCCTAGCTCACTATGGAGAGAATTAGACTGTGAAATATAGCGATTTGCATCACGGGCGGTATCAACTAAATTACAACAATGATAAGCGTCTTTACCACGTCGAATATCACTTCCAATGTCGATAAATCGTTGATAAGTTGAAGCTTCGTTATAAGCTTCATTGTTAGCGAAATAATTCAAACTTGCAGCAATTGGATGACTTGATCTTAACAATTTCCGTGGAAATGTTTTATTGTTCTTTTTAATCGAGCCATTATCCAACACAACGTATCTGTTAAAGATTTTTTCAAGTTGAGTGATTTCACTATCATTTAAATAGTATGGTATTTTAATTGAATTATTAATGCGCATAAGTTCACGTGGTTGAATAATATTACGCGTGTATAGTTCTATAATTTTCGCTTGTTCAGCACTCGGTAAATCCGATAGAACAGGCATTTTATATCCCTTAGGATTTAATTTAAAATTTATTTTATATTAAAAATTTAATTTTAAAAGTTATACACTATGCAAATCTAG